GGTAAACTATATTATTTTTAGTTGCTCCTTCTATATCGTAATCATATTTACTGTAGGTACCTCCTACTTTGGTTTTTACTTTTACATCCTGTACTGTTTGAACTCCTTTCACTTGATCTAACAGCGTGTAAATTGATGATAAATTAATAGGTTGATTAATAGACCAGTTATCAATATTAAAATGTTGTGTCAGTGCCTGATTACATCTTATCAAAACATCTCTTGAACTATAACTCGGTAAAGTTATGATATCGTATTTAACACCTATATTTACTGTGTATCCATCTTTGATTGTACATCCATCAGTTAGTGGTTTAAATTGAGCTATATAAGTCTTAAGGTTTTGTTTTAATTCTAACGACGGTACTGTCAATTTCTTGTTACTATCGTAAGCTAATACATATATACATACTCCTAGGGGATTATATATATTAGTGGTAGCAGAAGGTATTTCGGCGTCTGTGGTTACAAAAGCTTTAGCTATAGAGCCAAATCTCACAGGTAAAGTTAATGCTCTAAAAGCATAATCTTCTCTTGTAACGATTCTACCTTGTTCTTGAAATGCTCTAAGAGAGTTTTGTCTGATCTCTTCTGCAGAATCACTGTCTTTTCCTCCTGTCGCTGGTGTTTGATTTGTAAATTCTATAGATGTACGATATGTATCGTCTGTAGCGTTTGCTGTATATGTAGCTCCTGTGATTGTATTTGCTTCTATATTAGATTCTATTCCGCCTCCGGTTAAGTACCGTATAGTTAAAGTAGTATTAGAAGGGGTATTACCGTATGCATCAGTAAATAGGAAGTTAGAAGGATCGTAAGCATAATCTGTTCTTCTTATACCTTGATTAGTACCGGCTCCAACATGAGTTGGGTTAGGTACAAAAGCTGTACCAGTTGATGAAGACATACCTGCTCCAAACTGTACGTTTAGTTGTCCAGTAGATGTAAACCTTGTTACGAACCTATTAGGTATAATTTCACTTGATAACATATATGGAACATCTTGTTGATTGTTTCCAACATTTAAAGCTTCAGAAAGAACTAAATCTTGACCTAAATAAGGTACTTCTGTCCATCTGTTACCTTCGCTATCTACTATATCGTATATACCTATTATATCTGTATCGTTTATTTCTACAGTAAAGAACTTAGAAGCTGTTCCGACTGTTTCTGTACGTGTGACTAGCTTTCCTGATTTTGCTTTTACCGTCTTTCTTAGTTGATATTCTGCTGCTTCAGCATTATTGTCTACTGAGAATATACTTATTTCAGTTGGGTCATATGAGCTTGAAAAAGAAAAATCAACAGGTGTATCTATAAAGAAATCTTGTTCTCCTGCACTGACTATTATTACAGAACCTTTACTTGGATCAGCTTCAAAACTAAATGCTTGACTAAAGTCTGGTTCGTATGTAGATCCGGATGCTGCTATAATCTGGGTGATATCTATATCTACGGTTGAGGAGGTACTGACTCTTGGTCTATACCCCATCATATATGCCATTGAATGAAGGTTACCTGGGTCTTGAGCGTACTGAAGGAATGTTTCTTGAATCTGACTGTCTTGGTAAAAGGATAATATATCCCCTACATAAGCTGCCATTTCAATAAACATCATACCAGGTGATGTGGGTGAAAAGTCGTTATACGAATCGGGAAAGTAGTTTTTAGCTAACTCTATAAGTTGACCTTTCATTGAAGAAAAATCCTTATCCGTATATTTAATGTTAATGTCTTTTGCCATTGTTATTCAAAATTTATTGTTACTTCATCTTCTACCTGAGTGTCTTTAATTCTAAAGTTTATACTTAGTGATATCAAATTACTATCGGGTGATGGAGTTATACTTAGTTGTACTATAGCAAGATTAGGAAAATAGTTTCTAAGTTCAGTAGCAACTTTAACTTCTAAAGAACTTGTATTCTCTCTATTAACATTTGTAAATAGTTCATCTCTAATACCTGATCCAAACGTTGGGTTCATATACCTTTCTCCTTTTCCAGTTAAAAGGTAGTTAATAATATTAGACTTTATAGCTTCTTTCGTCTCAAAAGTAGAATTAAACACTGCTTTGCCAGAAAATGGCAGAGATACTCCAACTGCCTTTCTAGGCTGTCGATCTATAGGGTTAATTCTTTTTGCGTCAAATGCCATACTATACTATTCCTGCTTTTTGTTTATCTTTTTCGTTAGCAGCTTTTAATACTGCTCCTGCGTTTTTTACAAAGTCTAATTGAGATATATCTATCCCTCCTCCTGTGCTCATATTCATCTGGTTAGCTAATGAATTAGCTACGTTTTGTCTAGGAGCTCCTGTTGGAGTTGGTACTCCTCCCATTGCATTTTGGGCATTACCTGAGAATATTGTTTTATACTCTTCGTTAGTCATGTTTGACTTTGTCATTTGTAACATCTCATCAAGCGACTTTTTCCCCATAATAGGGTTCATAGGAGTCGGTTGTTGAGTTTCTACTTGAATAGTCTTACTAGGTGCGGTGTATGTTGTTGGCGCACTTGCTGCTTTTACTGCTTCGTTCATTACTTCTTGTAACTCTTCCTTCACAGCTGATCTGACTTCTTCACGTATAATTTTTCGTAATTGATCTAGTTTCATATTAATAAATAGTTAGTTTATGGAAGTTGATTGTTAATTCTGAATTTTATTTCGTCTATTAGTACTTTTGTTGAAGAACTGAAAGAGGATGGTCCTCTCATAAGTACAACTCCGGTAGCACTTTCAACTTGTGCGTACCTTCTTTTTGCCACTTTTAATGATGTTTCTTCGTCATCTTTAATTACTATAATGTAGTCTTTATAGAAGTACCTAAGGGTACCGTCTATATCTGTAGTGCTTCTTCCTAACAGCCCTGCATTAGAGGGTAAGTTGTCTATAGAATCAAGTAATCTCTTCTTTTCATCTTCAGGTAAAGCATCTACACAAGAGAATAGTTTTAAATCTATACTCTCTAATTTTTGCTTTATAGGAACAAGACCGTCAAAACTTATTTCTGTTAAATCTTTAATAGCTTTTTGATCTTTATCTAGTAAATCCACTATTTGACATGCTAGATTTAATAACTGTGAGAATCTATTTTGTGCTCCTACTGATAAAGAGAATATAACACCTCCACTTGGCCCTGGTGGTAATCCTAGAGTACCTAGTAGAGGTAATTGCTCTAATACTAATACGGTTGCTTTTCCTGCTTTAATAGGAGGGTCTAATATATCTGCGAACTTTTTTATAGGTTCTATTTTCTTCTCCAACCCGTTTAACATATTAACTAAGCTGTCTCTCAAAGCTAATAGCTTTTCTATTTCTTCAACTGGGGGACATACCTGTCCCATAAGTTTTTCTATTATCTTATTAACCTCTTCATATATTTTGGCTATAACGTATGCTTCTAGCTTTGCTAAGTATTTAGCTATAAAGAGGGCGAGATTCGATGGAGGTACACTACAGGGCATTATTCTACGAAAGTTTTATTAGATTTTAATGTACTATTACCTTTAGGGTTGAGCTGTCTTTTAAGTTCAGTGAGTACTATCGCTGCTGATTCTCCTCTTAGGTTTATTGTTGGTATAAGTTCTTTTTTCATAGTTTTAGCTTCACCCATAGCTTTAGATAGGGCTATCAATTGGTCTAATACAGCTTGTAAGAACGCTTCCATTCTATGTCCTAATACAACAGGTTGTTTATTAGCACCTTCATTTGCTCTAGCTCGTCTACCTAAATAAATCTTATCTGCATCAAAACACATATAGTCATCAGCATCTATGTGAGCTGATTTAGAGTTTAAACCTATCGATTCAGCACTTGATATAAGTATGTCGCTTTTTTTAGCGTTTAAAGTAAGTCTATCTGAGTTAAATAGTAATTGAGATCCTTGATAGTTTGTTGGGTTATCAGGTTTTTCATTATATGTGTCTCTCTTATTATTAGCTAAAGTCAGAGGAATCATATGGTTAGAGGTGAGGTAAATAGAAGTATCATCTTCATTTATATCTTCCATAATACTAGCAAAACCTCCCTCTACTTCTCTTTGTCCGTTTCTTAATACGGTTATAGGCTTATTTTTGTTACTATCATCAGTCCAAGTACTCTTTTCTGAAAGGCCTCCTGAGAAGCGTAGTGATTGTCCTAGTCTACCTTCTATTATATGATCACCAGGTAATGGTTGCAGTGGCGCTAGATTACCCTGTTCATCTATACCTTCGCCTATATTTACGCTTTTGCTTCCGGTGGTTGGTGGTAGAGCATTATGATGGGTGTGGTTATAGATAGAAACAACTGTTTGGTAGTAGACCTTACCTCTTGAAGATTGGTTTTCCACGTTAAAGCTTGGTCCTATAGTTAGTATAACTACTTCATTTTTTAGTGGATAAAGGTTACTATTTCTACGAAGAGGTACAGCTATACCTGCGTATTCTTCCTCGTCAATTTCAACCCCTTTTTCTTCTCTTACTCCTAATGTTGTATATTTTATTAAACCTATACTATCACTATACCCGTATTTAGCATACTCTGGATGTTTATCATCTAGAATAATATCTACAACTCTACCGATAAACTCTTCATTACTATCAGTGTTGACTGGTGAGGTAGTTGTTCTACGTTTTATACTATTATAGTCTAAGCTCATTCCTCTTTATCTTCTTCGGATACGTTTTTAACTTCTTCCTGTACGTTCTCGCTTTCTTCTAATAAATCCTGTAATGATTCAAAATCAAATATTTCAGATCCATCTCCTTTAGCTTGTATAGCTTCTATTCTCTGGATCACTGTTGCTAGTTTGATTAAGTGTTCATCGTTCTTTACTCCTATTTCCATATACTCTTTAATCATAGGAACAATAAGAGTAGCATCTCCTATATTCTCTATAAGAGGTTTAAGTTCACCGATTAATGCTTTAACCTGTGTTTTTGTCTCTCTAGAATTGTCATATATTTCACCAAATAGGTCAGATAGCGATTTGCCTTTAAATATTTCTTTACTACTGTCCATAATAAGTCTTTACTTATAAATAGATTTAAAGTACTTTTGTACGAATAAGTCCTACTTTATTATAACTGTTATGTAAAAGATAAAATTCTTCTTTAAGTTTATTAACTACTTTAGTAAGGTGAGGTGTCTCACAATCCGTCATTTCTCTAATGTATATGTAAAGAGCTTTCTTTTTAAATATATCTAGATCTTGTCTGGTTTTAAATATAGTAAGGATAGCGTCAGCTATACGTTTTTCATTATCTTTAGGGAATAATTCATCTAGTTCTTCATAAGTGTTTTCAACATATATATCTAAGAACTGACCTAAGGTAATAGCATGTTCTTCGTCTACTTGCATTTTAGTTTCATAACCATCATACATTTCATCGAAGGTACCTATCTTCTTAAGGTTCTTATAGTTCTTGTTGTTGTAATTAATTAACCACCTTTTGACTATTGTTCCGAAGTAAGAGTATGCTTTTGCTCCATTGGTAGGATCAAACTTCATTATCTTTTCTTCTAATAACATAGAAACAATTTCATGCTTTAAATCTTCTATTTTATCTACATCTGTATAATAGAATTTAAAAGTATGAATGATGTTCTCTGCTAGTTTGTAAAAAGGGTAGTAAATATGTTCTGTAAAGATTGAGTTTCTATACGTATTATCTTCTGAAGTATTGTATCTAACTATGTATTCTTCTGTCTCCTTTGTAAAGTAATTAGCTTTGCTTTTCTTTCTTGCCATAATTTTGAGGGAGCATATATCGGTCTAGCTCTTTTTGCACGTTTTGCATTTGTTTAAAAAAATAACCGACCTCATCATCTGACTTGAAAACCCCACGTTCATCGAGTTTGTTAAGGTGCTTTTGTGAATCTCCTATAAGATTCGATATATTCTGCAAATAAGTTGTTTGATCTACAGCTATATCTTCATATTTCTCTACCTTTGACAGTAGATTAACTATAATATATGAAAAAACTATTATCAAAACAACTAAAACTGTAAATATTATGTAAAATGTTGTAGGATTTAAGTTCATATTAAATATTTTTAAGTAAATTAGATAGGCCTGCTGAAGAGTTTACTCGTTTTCCTGTAGAGGCTTTAGTTTTTTGTGTCTTAGGCATTGAATTACCACCTTTATTCTTCCACATATCGTATTCTACCTTAGAAGCTAAGAAGTCTGCTGTATGTAATACTGATATTAAAGCTGTTTT